TGAGACTACTTTTCTCTTCTCTCTCACACTCTTATTCTTATACACATAAGCACAAATTATCATTAGTTACACAATTACGTTACATATCATAACTAAATTAAATGTATTAAAAAACATAGTTAAGTGTTTTGTTGTGTTATTACAATAGTGTTATATTATGTGATTGTATGTGTTATATGTTGATTAAATGCCTCTGGGTCTTGTTGTCTAAGCGAGCATTCTATCATAAATCGCAGAAAAAGTCAAGTACATCAGAGACACTCAGAGGACTGGCACACGGTATAAACAATTAGACTCCTGAGACTCATACATCTTATGAGTCTTGGGGGTGTTTTGCTATGTATTCGTAAGACTTATGAGACGCAGGACACTTTGAGAACTGGCACAGTGTCTCGTAAGACTCATAGATTTTGGTGTAGACTTATAGGGTCGGGAGGGAGGGAATGTTATAAGAACTGCTGATGATTATAGTTATTATACCTGTGGAAAAATAGTTTTCCACAGGAGGCAACAGTTTTCTATAGGGAAAGTCGTTAGTTTTCCACAAATAGTTTTCCACAGGTTTATAATGATTCGTAGTGTTTGCAAGGGTTTATAAGATTCGTCCTGTGGAAAACTATTCAAAACCTGTGGAAAACTATTCGTTATTACCTGTGGAAAACACTTCGTGATTGATAATAGTTCGTCATAAGACTTCGTTATATACTGCACTGTGATATAACAGTTCGTTATATACACACTATAAGAATATGTTAGTGTTGTGAGTATAAACATATAATTGTAGTATAATATAACAATTCGTTATCTTTTATAGTATAATCATATCATAGTTCTGTGATTTGTGCCCACCCCCTTATAATTTGCTATAAGAATCAATCTGTGCTATACTATTCGTGGTACACAGTTCTGTGTATTAACTGGTAGTCCTCCTATCTTATACTTTACGAGCACTTCTTCGTTTATGCCCACCCCCTTATAATATGAGATAAGAATCACACAGTGTTGTACAATTCGTACACATCTGTGCCCTCTGATTCTTACCCACCCCCCATTATTATGAGATAAGAATCAAACAATATTGTTTATAAACGAATATATTCGTTCGTTCATTCTTATAGAACAGTGCTGTCTAATTAGAATAGACAGTTATTATATGTTGTTGTTGTTTGTTATTATAAACCGTTGCCCCCGTATATAAAAACGCAACACTACCCTAACCTACAACGACCCAAAAACGAGAGTGAGATTGTCTTTCAAATAAAAAAAATTTGCCAAAAAATTTTTACTTATAAGGTTTATAATGGGGCAATTATAATAAATGGGGAAGGGGGGGAGAATAGTTATATAAAAAAAGATGAGAGATTTCTTAATTAATGTAAAAATGGGGTCTTGTGGTTGAATATTAAAAAACGATATATAATAAAAAATGCCCTAAGAGAACAATGAGAATCGATTTTGATGATTATGAGAAAGATATGCTAATTGATACAATTCAGCATCGTTTAGATACTGATAAGATTTTAGTTATCAATGATAGTTTAAGAGAAGAGATTGAAGATTTGCTTCGAAAAATAGAAGAAAATGAATACTTATAATATTTCAGTCAAGGGGAATGAAATATTAAATCAAGTTTCTCAGAATGATTTACAGAATAATCTGAAAACTATCAGAGGACTTGTATGGACATCTGGGGGGAATGATGAGGATATCAAAGTATCAATAAATAAGAATGAAAACCATTGCAATGAATGATTTGTTGTGGTAAAATAATGTAGTATCGAAAAAAATTATTTTTATGGCTAAAGGATTTACAGTAAAAGCAAAACTTCCGACAGCGACACCTGTAGAAGGAGAGTTTAATTTAGAATCGGCAAAGGAAATGATTCGAGGAAAGTCGATTGTTTTTTGCCTTCCAGGACGAGGAGTATCTTATACTTATTTGAAGAACTTTGTACAACTTTGTTTTGATTTAGTACAAGGTGGTGCAAGTATTCAGATTAGTCAAGATTATTCGAGTATGGTAAATTTTGCACGATGCAAGGTACTTGGTGCGAATGTTCTCAGAGGTCCCAAGCAAATTCCTTGGGATGGCAAATTGAAGTATGATTATCAACTCTGGATTGATAGTGATATTGTATTTGATACTGAGAAGTTCTATCGTCTTGTTGCAATGGATAAGGATATTGCTGCTGGATGGTATTGCACTGAAGATGGTCACACCACATCTGTTGCCCATTGGTTAGAAGAAGATGACTTCAGAAAGTCTGGTGGTGTAATGAATCATGAAACTTTGGATACCATTCAGAAACGTCGTAAACCTTTTACAGTAGATTATACTGGATTTGGTTGGGTATTAATTAAGAATGGAGTCTTTGAGAGTCTTGAGTATCCTTGGTTTGCACCAAAGATGCAAGTCTTTGAATCTGGTGAAGTTCAGGATATGTGTGGAGAGGATGTTTCATTCTGTCTTGATGCAAAAGAGAAAGGATATGAGATTTGGTGTGATCCTTTGATTCGTGTTGGACACGAAAAAACAAGAGTCATCTGATAAGTGTCTCTCAGGTCTTTCTTGACCTTCTTTGAAACGTTATGATAGAATGCTTCTATGAGGTTTTTATGAGTCTTGTAGAAGCATTTTTAATGGCCTCAAAGACCTTTTAAAAAAACCCGCCCTAAAACCCGTTAGATGGAGAATCAAAAATGTCACAAAAAATGCAAAAGGATATGAAGATTGGAAATACTTCCAAAAATACTCGACAAGGAGATGGAAAAAATACTAAATATAGTGATACAAGTCGTAATGTAGCACGTAAGAAGTATAGAGGACAAGGACGGTAATGTATCTACTAGATGGAAATGATGAATGGAATAATATTCATCATGACGATCTATGGATTTACAATAAATTATTTTTAAGTCGGGTTTTAGGTTATACTTGTGGTCCTCCTGGAACCACAGTTCCTAAATCCGACTTTTATATTATACGTCCTTCTTTTAACTTACTTGGTATGGGAAGATTTGCTCGTATTGAGTTTGTTTATAAATCGACGGATCAATTTCATCCAGCAGAATTTTGGTGCGAAATCTTTGATGGAGAGCATTTAAGTGTTGATTTTAGAAATGGTCAATCAGAATTAGTAGTTAAGGGAGAAAAAGATAATGATGATCCTCTTTATAAATGGAAAAAATGGGAAAAAATAAATCAAAAGATTGAATTTCCTTCAGTTTTATTAAAATTGAAAGGAAACTATGAATGGATTAACTGCGAATTCATTGATAATAAGTTAATCGAAGTTCATTTTCGTCAAAATCCTGATTTTAGGTACAATAATACGATAGCAATTCCTGTTTGGAATGATGAGAAACCAGAAGATGTAAAAGATTATACTTTCATTGAAGATAAAGATTATTATCGTAGTGGTTTTTATATTAAATAAATAAAATTTCGTGGGAATATAAGAATTGAAACAGTTTTCGATGGGTAGTCACCTTCTTTTAGAAGTTTATGACGTAAAACACAACCTCCTAAATGATGGTATTGCCCTTCGGGAAGTAATGGAACGTGGAATTAAACGTGCTGGAATGAAAATTTTAAATATATTTCAGCATAATTTTGATCCTCAAGGAGTTACAATTGTAATTGCACTCGAAGAAAGTCATGTTTCTTGCCATACTTGGCCTGAAGAAGGTTGTATTGCTATAGATGTTTATACTTGTGGTGAAGGAAATCCAAAATTAATTGCTTTAGAACTATTAAAATATTTTAATTCAGAAAATTACAAACTTCGTCAGTTAAATCGTTAAATACTTAAAGGAGATAGCAACCTCCTTAAAAGTTCTGTTTTTAATTGTAAAAACAGAGGAGCTAAAATGGCATTTTATCAAGTTGATAGGGACAAAAATTACATGAGAGAGATGTGGGGAACCACAAAACTCATCACAGATATTGATACATCAAAATCAAAAAGAGTGATTCAAGAAATTATGCACGATTGTGCTCCAAAGCACGATTTAAAGAAGCAAACTGAATTGCACGAAAAAATTAGAAATGATGAAGATTATGATGATTGGGAATATGGGACCGAACCAACATACGGAAAAACAATCTAAAAAGTATTATAGATATATTAAATATACTCATTGTTTAGATGCCCATCAGCATTTCTAGATCTTTTAGAGACATTAGTTTGTCTTTTTCTAGACATCCAGTGACAAATGATATTTTTGTATTAAAAAATGAGGATGCGATCAAAAAATCTGTTGTTAATTTAGTTAGAACTCGTATTGGTGAGAGGTTCTTTAATAATTTATTGGGAACCTCTGTTGATAATTCTTTATTTGAACTAAATCAAATAGAAGTTTCGACAATACTCGATGAAGAAATCAAAACAGTATTGAGTAATTTTGAACCAAGAATTGTAGTGAAAGATGTAATGGTTGAATCTATGGAAGATTCACACGAATTGAATATAAAAATTTCTTATGATATTGTTGGACTTCCATTTCCTCTTCAAAATATAGAGTTTCTTTTACAACCAACTAGAATATAATGTCCTTCAATAATTTTACCAATTTAGATTTCCAAGATTTACGCACTCAGATAAAAGATTATCTGAGATCGAATAGTAATTTCACGGATTTTGATTTTGAAGGATCTAATTTTTCGAGTTTGATTGATATATTAGCATACAATTCTTATATTACTGCCTTCAATACGAATATGGCAGTCAATGAATCATTTATTGATAGTGCAACTCTTCGAGAAAATGTAGTTTCTCTTGCACGTAATATTGGATATGTTCCCAGATCAAAAAGGGCATCAAAAGCAAAAGTTAGTTTTTCAGTTAATACAACAGGTTTAAATTCAAAGACAGTTACTCTAAAGGCAGGAATTGTTGCTTTGGGTGCTGTTGAGAATGGTAATTATATCTTTTCAATTCCAGAAGACATTACAGTAGTCGTTGATAATAATGGATATGCAAATTTTACAGGTATTGATGTTTATGAAGGTTCGTATTTAACAAAAACATATACAGTAGATAAATCACAACTAAATCAAAGATATACGATTCCAAATTCAGGTGCAGATTCTTCCACAATTCGTGTAAAAGTATCTGGAGTTATTACTGAAAAATATGATTTTTACTCAAATATTTTTCAAGTAGATAAAACTTCAAAAATTTTCTTGGTGCAGGAAATAGATAATGAAAAGTATGAAATTTTGTTTGGTGATGATATTATAGGAAAAAAACCAATTTCTGGCAGTACTATTTTTATTAGTTATATTGTTACAAATGGAAAAGATGCTAATGGTTCTGCAAACTTTACTTTTTCTGGAATTTTAACTGATAATAATGACACATCAATTACAAATAATATTTCTTTATTAACTACGATTCAAGCATCAGAAAATGGTGATGACATCGAGCCCATAGATTCAATTAAATATCTTGGTCCTAGAGTATATGCATCACAGTATCGTGCAGTAACTGCAAATGATTATAGAGGATTAATTCCATATATATTTCCAAATGTAGATACTGTGACTGCATATGGGGGAGATGAATTGGATCCACCAGAGTATGGAAAAGTATTCATTTCAATCAAACCAAAAAAGGGCAAATATCTTTCACAAATTACAAAAGATAGTATTAAAAAAGATTTAAAACAATATTCAATTGCTGGAATTAAACCAGAGATTATTGATTTGAAATATATGTATGTTGAATTAGATACAACAGTTTATTATAATAAAAGTATTACAACAGATTCAAATAATTTAAAATTAAGAGTTATAAAAACTTTAGAATCTTATAGCAACTCAACAGAGTTGAATAGTTTTGGTGGTAGATTTAAATATAGTAAAGTTTCTTCTTTAATTGATAATACTAGTACATCCATTACTTCTAATATTACTAAAATTAAAATTAGAAGAGATTTACAACCAGAATATAATAAATTAGCAACATATGAAATATGTTTTGGAAACCAATTTCATATTAAGAAATTAAATTCTGATGGTAGAGGATATAATATAAAATCAACTGGATTTACAGTAAAAGATACTAGTGGAACTTTATACATGAGTGATGTTCCAAAAACTGATGAACTTGGAATTATATTCTTCTTCAAATTGGTTGATGGTGTTCCCGTTGTTGTAAATAATAATGCGGGAACTGTAAATTATATGAAAGGTGAAATCAAATTAAATGTAATAATATTTACATCATCCACAAGTACTGCTGGTATTGAAATAGAAG